AAGAAAAGAGGTTAAACGAAATTAAGCAAAGAAATGATTATATGTAAAAGGTTATAATTTGAGTAGGAGCCATGCTCTGACTACTCTTAGACTTCGCTACCACGAAGACCTTGTCCAGGGACAATTTCAATCTTGAAGGCATCACCGTCAAGAAGCCCTGCATACTGGTACGGTGATGCTTTTCCCAGAAACGACTGATGAAGCATGTGTTCCATAGGTACTATCAGGTCTTCGTATCTCGGATAGCCTTGCTTGTAAACATTGAAGAGGTCACAGATGGCACTGGCACAGACGTTACGTACTCCTGTTTCCAGGTTGAGAAGATTACGGAGTGATCCGCACCCCTCGGCTGCTTTGTAAGGCTCATGTGGAGGCACTACTCCGAAGCAAGCAGTCATCTCAGTGATTACCCTACCTGCAGTCAGTACTGCAGGGTGCATGTGGATTGGATCAATGTTGAACCTCTTTGTCATGTTGTTGACTAGCCCTTTCCCCCATCTCCAACCAGTGTTGCTAAGCACTTCTGTCAGCTTGACTTTTCCAACTGATCTCTGACCCAGTTCGTGGCAAAACTTAGCAAGCCCAGGGAAAGAGTCCACTGTTGCACCTGACTTCCACACCCAGTAGAAAGAAGAGAAAACTGAGTCTAGAGCAGCACTCTGGGCTTGAAAGCCAACTCCTCCAGCACTCTTGGCATTCATGTATGCCTTGTCCTGCTCAAAATTCTTCATTGCCTCTATGATGTTTTTCATGGTGAGGCCATCACCATCAAAGCCTGGTGTTTCAAGCATCTGTTCTAGCTCCTGAATACAGAGTGCAATTTCATCGTCAGTAATTAGACGCCTTGAGACAGCATTCTGCAGTGCAGTTGAACAAAGGAGCATTGCCCGTCCAGGGTTCTTATTTTTCTTGAGCCAACCCCCCCACACTGGAGGTTCTTTGTAGCTGATTTCTCCTTTGACAAATCCAGCAACCCAGTCCCCGTTGGCCTGGCTCTGCTCTTTATTTCTATTGGCACCTCCTGGAGCAACTTTGTCCCTCTTCTGCTTCATGTCCTTCATGAGCTCATTAATCGTGTCAATGTCTCTTCGGTTGACTGTGTAGTAGGTTAGCACCTCTCCTGTCAGCACACGGAAGCAAGGAGTCTTAGGGAGCTCTGTGTCTTTCCTGAATTTCTGGGCACACAACTTGTAGTTCTCAACCTGGTCCAGACTGGGGAGTTCTGACATCAAAGCTTTGTAGTCAGCATCCCATGACGTGAACTCTTTCATGTTGCGGTTTATGTCAAACCACTTGAGTGCCTTGGTGACATAAGACTTGTTCACTAGATAGGCAGCCTCTTTGACAGGCCCTGCATACTTGGTTGCTTCAACTATTGCTTTCGCAACAATTGAGTCCTTCAGGCCATTCGACTGGTTTCTAGCTACCTCCATTTCATTCCTGAAGTTAGTTAAGTCAGGAAGGCCATTGAAGAAGCTGTCAAAGTTGGTGTCATTCGACCCTAGATAGGCAAATTCACCTTTGAACTCAGTATACCAGTCCTCCCAATCTTTGATGGTGGGGAAGTCAAGAGCATAATCGTAGTCTCCACGACGTGTAGACATGTTGTTCTCTCAGATTACTGTTACACAAGGCTGTGG